CGGCTCCGATCGGTGCTATGCTCACGGTGGAGCTGCCGCGGCGATGAAGCGGTGGCGGAAGACGAAGGTTAGAACCCATGCCTGGACAGCAAAGCGGCGAGAACAACGGCAATTCGAGGCGGAAAGAGCCCAAAGACGGGCCGAAGAGTTCAGCTTCCCTCAGGGAGCGGATTAAAGAGGCTCTCCTTGCCATCCTAAGCGACGCTGGTGCGCCCGCCGCGGCAAAAGTAGATGCATGCCGGGAGTTGGAGAAATACGCAGCCAGTGACGATCCTGGGGCGATTGCGGGGCCATCGGCGCCGGCGGCCGAAATGAGCATCGAGGACCTCGATGCCGAGATCGCTAGGCACCGCAAGGACTGACAGGGATTAGCTCGCCAGCGCTCGACAGCGGCCGAATAGGCCCTATTCTAGCGGCGCTGGATGGGGTCCACTCCTCATTGAACCTAGATGTTCCCCCGGATTGCTAGGCCCCGGGCCTCATCCGGCACCTAATCCATGACAGACGGAGGGACCTCCGTCGGTCAAAGCCTCGATCGCCACAGCGCGAAAGCCTAGCAACATCAATGGGTTAGACGATCGACCCCCGACCCGCCCCCTGGCGGGGCCCGAACGGCCGGGTCCAAACGGCTGTAACCCCCTCCGACAAAATTTCCGGCCGTTTTGGCAATTGCCGGATCGCTGACTTCACTGACCATTCCACGTGAAACCCCACGTGATATTTCCGCCACAAGGTCATCATTGGGTTAGCCTCGTGGTCAGCTGCTTGAGCAGCTCATCGTGGAATTCCGACCAGAACAGTTTGGTGGCGGGGATGCCTTCGTCGCCTTGGTCGCCGACGACATAGAACAGCTTGTGGCCGTCGGCATCGGTGACCAGGAGCTCGGCGGGGGCGACCTGCTCGACCTTCCATGGCTTTTTGAACATCGGACCTCCAATTTTGCTATACAATGCGGCGCCGCCAGCTCTGGAGGGCGCGCTATGTCGATCGGTCTTCTGTTCTGGGTGCTGATGGTGCTTTGGTTCGTGAGCTGGATTGGCTCCGTCTATGGGCCAGGTGCCTACCCTTGGGTTCACGCATCGAGCGTGCTGTTCTTCATCCTGCTCTTCCTGCTCGGCTGGCACGCCTTTGGCTTCGTCATCCACGCCTGATAGGCTGATCACGACAGCGAGTTGGGGATTACTCCATCGGGCGGCGTGCGGCTCGGTGTACGAAAGGCAGCCTGCGGCCCAACTCGCCGTTCAGATCATACGTTCAAGGCTGCCGTCGCACGCGCTTCTTCTTTTCCCACTCGATGATGACCAGCGCATTGCGTTGCTTCATCAGGCCGACCAGCACCTGCAATTGCAGGCCGATGGTGCGGTCGAGCTCCTCGATGGTCGGCAGCCTGGCGCCGCCTTTCGGTTTCTTCATCACTTGTCTCCTTCAGTGGTTCATGGCCGCCATGACCAGCACCCAGATGATGCCGGCGACATTGGCGGCGAGCGCGATCATGGCGAGTGTCATCAGCGGGTTCACTTCAACGCCTCGCGTGTGATCTTGCCGACGCCTTCGACCACGCGGCGCATGCAGCTTGCGCTGATGGCATCGAGTGTCATGCCGCCGGCACGCAACAGCACGCCCGCCAACACAAAATCCGGCTCGGGGAAGATATCCAGCGGGTAGGCCTCGCTCCATTGCACGATCCGCTGCAGTGCCTCCTCGAGCTTATCGATGCGGCGTTCGTATCCAATACGCTCGCCGATCAAGAGCTGTATCTCCTGATCCTGCCGCTCGATCTCGTCGGCGGCCTCTCGGAACATGGCGATGAACTCGCATTCGCCACCATCATCCCGCACAACCTCGGCATGGGTAGTGCGCAGCCGCTCAACGATGTCGGTCATCAGTGCAGCCCCATCACCATCCGCCGGCGCCGCTCGAGCTCAATCATGTACGGATCGGCAGCCACCTCCAAAGCCTCGTCGGCAGTGAGCTCGCGAAACACCAACCCAACCCCGAATGCCATGACGTGCCCACACCGCAAACACATCGTCAGGTCACCGACTGACGGCACAACCATGTCACCATTGGCCTCGCCGGCCGCGGTGGTGGTGTAGCCACAACGCAGGCAGGCCTGTTTCGCCAACCTGGTAATGCCGTCATCGTCCATGCTAGGCTCACACCGTTTTCGACGTTTCCTCACCAATCCTTGGCCCGTGGGCAACCGCGGGCCTTTTTTGGTAGGTGACCGGACCCGCCCTGGCTTAGGGGGCACTTTTGGGCGGGCCCGGCCTCACGATCGCGGCCCTGTGTGATCCGCGATCGCTACTTCTTGATCGGCTCGAGCTTGATCAGCTCCATGACATGCATCTGCATGCTGGTGTCGACACTCCCACCATTCAGGTAGTGCACCAGCAGCGCGGCATCGTCCTTGCTGAGCCCGTCGCAGACGACGAAGCCCTTGCCGCTCTTGACCGGCTGAACGGCCCAGCCCTTCTTCGCAACATTCTGCATGATGTACATCGTCATCCTCCTTCAGTGTGGCCTTGCAATTCCGTTGGCAGCGTCGCGCAGCACCTTGGCGACGTTGTTGGGCTCGGTGGTGTCGTAGGGTAGGTTGCTGGTGACTAAGATGTGGACCTTCTTGCCGGGAGCCAAACGATCGGCCGGCCGGCACACCAGACAGATGAACTTGACGTCGGTGCCGCCCTCGGGATTGAGCAGCGCATTGATCGCGATCGCGACCTCTTGCTCGGCGGTGTCGAGCTCAAACAGCATGCCCTTCAGGACTGTGCTCATGCGTGCCCCTCCATTTCGGGTTGACCCTCAAACCGCGCGATCATCTCCTTGAATAGCGCCACCACATCTTTGCGGTCGGCGCCGTTGGAGATGAAATTGCAGCGCTTGCGGCCGTCTTCGATCGGCTCGTTGTAGGGAAACAGCAACAGCACAAACCCGACTTTGCGATTGTGGCCGCGCTTACCTTCGTTCAAAGCATCATCGAGGACGCCGGCAATGCCGTTCATCATGTCGCGATACTTGTCCTCGATCGGCGCGTCGCCGAGCGGATGGTTCTTGCTCATGGTGACCCTTTGCTGTGACTGGCTTTGTAGGCGAGCAGCTGTCGGCGCCAACGCGGCTTCGCCCGGCGCCGCTGCGCCTTGCTCTTTGGCGCTCGCTTCTTCCGCTTACTTGTCATAGCTGACGTCATCATCGCCGCTGTAGCCGCGCACGGCGGCCTTGAGGTGCTTGTCCCAGCGCTCCTTGACGGCCGCTTCCCAGCGCGCGTCGGCCATCGGCGCGTCTTCGCCGGCACCGTGCGGGTTCTTCCACCAGCTCACCGGCCGCCGATCGATCGGCGGAAAATCGATCAGCGGCAACCTTTCGGGCTCGGGCTCGTACAGCTCGGCCGGCGTGATCTCGCGATGGCCGCGCAACAGATCGACCAGGACCGTGATGCAGCCGGCGCGGGCGACGTCGAGGTCTGTGACTGGTAGTGGACATTTCTCGATCAGGTGCCGCTCGAGCTCGGCCCAGGTGCTGGCGGCCTGCGCCAGGATTTCCTCGTCGGTCATGTTCGCGCTCCGTTGGCTTTGAGCACATTGCGCCCGGCCCGGGTGATTTCAAGAGTGCGAACGCCATTCCGCCGTGGTTTGATCCATGCGTCGGCAACCATCTCGAGGATGACGCGATGCTGCCAGCCGCTGAAATAGTCGAGCGCGCGCTTCTCGTTGCGCAGCAGGTTCAGCAGGCGCAGCTTTTGAGCAGAGGCCTCCACCATGTCGTCCTCGACACAGGGGATGAGTTAACTTGATAGAGGCCTACAGCTGAGCTGACGCGCCGGCGTCGCTCTTGGCGCGGATATTACGCTGGAACATCACACTGGGCTTGCTGATCGAGCGCTCCGGTCGCACGAAGCGCAAGTCGTAGCCGAGCGATCGCGTGAATGCCATCACAGACGCAAATTGCGGCCGCTTGGTCGGCTTGTGGGTTGGCGTGATTTTGCGATTGAACCAGTTGTTGATGGTGGTGGTCGACAGACCAGACAGCTCGGCAACCTTGCCAGCCTTCAGACCCTCATCATCCATCATGGTGTGCAGCTGATCAATGACCGGATCGTGGTCGCGGAATTCATAGGCCTTGTATAGCTTCGGTTTCCGAGGCTCGGGCATTTCCAACTCCATTTTCGAGTTTTCAGTCGCTCCTAGGCATGCGCGTTGAACGAGCGCTTGGTAAATTTACAGTTGCTTGAGTTGCTCCTGACCCTTGGCCAGCAGCTTGTATTCGCCGGGTCCAGAATTGGCGATTATCTTGTTTTCTTTCAGCTTGCCGAGCGCGCCATCAATCGAGCGCGGCACCCGATCGTCGGTGATGAAGGCTTGCTTGATTGCCTTGTAGGTGACGACGCCTTTGCCGAGCTGCTGCAGAATAAAATCCATATGAGTGATGTCGCGGCGCTGTGGCATTGCCTGACCGGACTTGGTCTTGGTGCCCTTGCCGAGGTTTTCCTTGGCGGCCTGCTTGATGGCGGGCAGCACCTTGTAGCGGCCGGCCATCACTCGCTCGAGCCAGCCCTTTTTCTGTGCCGAGCCGATCGCGGTGTAGACCGCGCCCTTGGTGTTGACGCCTTGCTCCCTGGCGTGGATCAGCAGGTCGCGGATGTCGAACTGCTTGTGCTCGAGCAGGTACGGCAAGATCACCGACCAGGCCGAGACGCGCGGGGCGCCGGCATCATGATCGGCGCCGTTGCTCTTGCTTTCGATCACCGGCTGGATTTGCACGTCGCGGGCTTTGGCCAACACCGCGGCCGAGGTCACCGGATGCAGCCCTTCGGCCGGCAGCAGCATGCTGACGTGAAATAATCCCTTAGCCATTCCTCAACCCCCATGTTTTGAAAATCAAAACACAGCATCGAGACAATGTCAAAAACGCACAGAGGTTCCGCGGAATTGTTGGCGCCGTAAGCGATATCGTCTATATAGCCGATATCGTTTAGGGAGGGGTGAATGTCGCAAGCGGATGGAGTAGACAATCCGATATCGGAAAGTAAGAATGGGCGGATGGGGCGACCGCCAAAATATCGCATTGCTACGCTGATCCGGCTCGACAAAACCGCGCTGGCGCGAATTGATCGGGCGCTCGTTAAAAAAGAGAAGCGCGTCGACTTGATCCGGGCCGCGGTCGAGCGCGAGCTGGCGCGCCGCGAGAAAAAGCACTATAAGGGTCCCCGCTCGTAACGCCCGTCGGCGGGGCCGCGCGACTTCCGGCGCTAAGTCGGGAAGCATCACATCCCTGTGACCACCGTCGTTAAGCGGCCAAGCCGCTTGTTTTCGTTTTCCGACTGGCAACAACGCAATCCCACTCAACCGCCGCCCGGCGACCGGCTCGACGCCCAGATTGCCGAGCTCATCGACGCGGTTAAGTCGACCCAGGACCGCCTGGCGGCGATGCTGCGCGCCGATGGCACGCTGCGTGCTGCCAGCATCGGCATCGAGCAGCTCAACCCCGAGGTCGGGCAGGCGCTCAAGGCGATCGCCAAGTGGAAGGACGGCTTCCCCGACTACATCGGCCAGGTCCGTAACGTCGTCAGCAACGCCGAGCACGCCGAGAAGAACATCGCACTTTATGCCGGCGACGCCGAGGCGGCCGCGGTGTCGGCACAGCAAAGCCTGGCATCGTTGCAGCGCATCAAAATGCTCATCGATGAGGCAGTCATCGCCAACACCCACCTGGTCGACGCCGTCACCAACGAGGGCTCCGAGGCGCAGAATTGGGCAAACTACTCGGAGGCGATGGCATCGAACGCGATCGCCGCCAAGAACGAGGCGCTGCAGTGGGCTGAGTACCTGGCCGGCCCGGTGGTCGACGCCGCCGCGGCGCCGGCCTACATCAACGGCTCACCATTCCCGCAGGGTCTGTACTACCAGCCGGTCGAGGGCGGCCTGGCCGGCCTGTGGTCGGCCAAATGGTGGGCTCTCTATGCCCAGAACCTGGTTGGCAACGTCTCGTTCTATTACCTCGGCCCAGCCTATGGGCCGCCGATCCCCGGCGCCATCAATCCAATCACCGGCGAGCGCTACCCCGATCCATTCGCGCCTGGCAGCTTCTACTACGACACCTCAACGCATCCGCCGCAGGTGTTCTTCTGGAATGGCTCGACCTGGACCGCGGCGAACCCGACGCTGACCGCGGGCTACATGGCCGACTACGTCTACATCGCCACCGCCGGGCAGACTGTGTTCACCGGCGCCGACGTCAACGGCTTCACGCCGTCGTTCACCACCGAAGGCCACAACGTCAACTTGAATGGCGTCCGCTTGGTCGGCAATGACGACTACACCATCAACAACGCCAACCAGTCGTTGGTGTTTGCCGAGGCGCCAGGCGCCGGCGCCGTCATCCAGTGGGACCTGTTGATCCCCGGCGACAAGATCAACTCAGCGCAAATGGATGCGTTCAAGTGTGAGCAGCTGCACCCGAGCGGCAGCACGGCATTCATCCTGAGCTACATCGATCCGAACACCAGTCAGTCAACACTCTGCGACATCGGCAACGGCGCGCAGCTTCTGGTCTGCCTCGATGGTGTGATCCAGGAGCCCGGCGCCGACTACTCGGCGATCGGTAGCACGCTAACCATGGCGGTGGCGCCGGGCACCGACAGCAGGTTGTGGGTGGTGTGGTATCGCCCGCACGTTCAGGTGGCCGTCCCATGAGCCAAAATTTCCGCGTTGCGTTGTGGATACCGATCGCCGACCCCGACCAGCCTGGCGAGGTGATCACTGCGACCGGGCCAGTCACCGCCAACGATGCGGTGCCGACGCAGTTCTCGATCGGCGGCGGCCCAAAAGGTGACAAGGGCGACAAGGGCGATCCTGGCACCGACGGCACCAACGGCATCGACGGCGCACCAGGCGCCAAGGGTGACACCGGAGCCCAGGGCGCCACCGGCGTGCAGGGACCGCAAGGGCCAAAGGGCGATAAGGGCGACAAGGGTGACACCGGCGCATCCGGCAGCGGCACCGGCGACATGCTGGCCGCCAACAACCTCAGCGACGTCCTGAGTGTTCCGACCTCGCGCACCAATCTCGGATTGAAGGGTGCCGCCATCTTGGATGTTGGCACCACGGCTGGCACCGTCGCCGCCGGCAACGATCCGCGCTTCGGCACCGGCGTCTCGCAGGCCTACGTCGACAACGCCAACGCCGCGCAGGATGGCGTCATCAACAGCAAGGCCGACAAGACCTACGTCGACAGCCAGGACGCGGCGTTGCAGGGCAACATCAACGCCAAGGCGAGCATCACCTACGTCGACAACCAGGACGCTGCGCTGCAGGTCAACATCAATGCCAAGGCCGACAAGACTTACGTCGACAGCCAGGATGCGCTGCGTGTTCTGAAGAGCGGCGGCACCATGACCGCCGACCCGACGGTCGCGCTCGGCGTTGCCACCAAGCAGTACGTCGATGCCAAGCCGGCCGGTGGCGCCATCGTCTCCGACACCCCGCCGGCGTCGCCAACCGCTGGCGCGCTGTGGTGGGAGAGCGATAGTGGGCTCCTGTATGTTTATTACAACGACGGCAACTCATCGCAGTGGGTGATCGCGGCGCCGCAACCGGATTTGTCATTGCTGAACGGCGCCGTGCAGAAGGCCGGCGACACGATGACCGGCGATCTGACGCTCGCTAATCCAAGCACCCATACATTCTTGAACTTCAATAAAGCCAACGGGACGGTAGCCAACGCTATCGCTGCAAAAAAAGCAGGCTTGACGCAGTGGCAGATGAATTTAGGGGACGGCTCTGCCGGTGAAGACTTCGCTATTGTTAATTTTAATAATTCCGGTGCTCCTATTGGCGCTGCTATTGCGATCAGCCGATCTACTGGACTGGTACTTGTTGGTGGTGGCGACCCCACTGCCGCGCTCGGCGTCGCCACCAAGCAGTACGTCGATGCCAAGGCCGGCCGCACGGTGCTGACCGCTGATCGCACCTGGTACGTTCGCACTGATGGCAACGATGCCAACAACGGCTCGGCCGATACGGCGGGTGGTGCGTTTCTGACGCTCAACAAGGCCTGGCAAAATCTCGTCTACAATTTCGATCTTGCCGGGTTCACCGCGACTATCAGTCTTGGCGCGGGGATGACGTTCACCACTGGCCTGACAACTCAGAAGGCCGTCACTCCATCGAGCGGCGACACCGCAGGCGGCAATGTTACTATTCTTGGCAACGGCGCGACCATCTCTGACAGCTTTTGTGCCATCTATCACTTGGCCCCATCGTGCATAAACGTGCAGAACGTCAAGCTGCAGGCCCAGTACGGCGATGGTCTTTATGTCAACGGACGCGGCGCCAGGGCTATTCTTGCCAACGTGATTTTCGGAGTGTGTGGAGGCGGGATATACGGTGGCGCTCATATGCGGGCCACAAACGGCGGCAGCATTCTCTTCAACAACGCCTACACGATCACCGGCAATGCTTCGTATCATCTGTTTGTCAGCAGCGGTGGCCTCATCGAGGCGCCGGCGGGCACCCTCGCGCTGCCGGCAAGCTTTACTTGTACGGAGTTTGTTCACGCCGAACTGAGCGGCATCCTTAAAGCGTCGGCCATGACGTTCACCGGCACCTCGACCGGCACACGGTACGCTGTCGCCTCAAACGGCGTCATCACCGGCACCGGCGCCAATATCAACTATTTTCCCGGTACCGTCGCAGGCACTCAGGCCAGCGGCGGGCAGTATCTGTGAGATGATCGATGTTTGATTTTCCATCTTCACCGACCAACGGCCAAAAATATCCGGCTTCGCCGATCGCGAATATTCCGACCTACACCTGGGATGGCGAGAAATGGACGACGGTCGGCGCCTCGATCGGCTCGTCGTATGTAGCAAAGACCGGCGATACGATGACGGGCGATCTGGAAATATCTAAGTCGAGTCCGTTGTTGGTTCTAAGAAAAAGTGCTGCGGTTCAATACAACACAGTAGCCGGCTATAACGGCGCTGGTGTTGCCGGAAAACGGTGGGAGTTAACTTTCGGAAACAATGCTGCTGAGAGTGGCAGCAATGCAGGCTCTGATTTTGTAGTTTCGCGGTATGGTGACACTGGGACGTGGCTTGGTGATCCTATCGCAATAAACCGATCGACGGGACAGGTTACATTTAGCGCCCCCTCACTCACGACCGCCGCGGAGTATCT